TCTCCACTCGCGTGTCCCCGGAAGCTGCTGCTTCCGGCAGATCACCATCTTCGGGCGGTTGCCCTCGTCCCACGACTGCCATACAGACTGTGGTACGTCCTTCTGGATGAGGTATTCGATAGCCTCTTCTTCGGTCATCGGCCCCATCGGTTCCGTATTATGCAGCAAGTAGCCGCGTGTATGTTTCTTGAAGTCGGGCTGCGCCTCGTCCTTCGCTAGTTCCCAGTATACCCAAACCGGCGGCAATATCCCACCCTGCAAGGCACAAGCCATCCAGTTGGGATCCGGCACCAATATCTTGGCGCACTCGTCTACGCTGTCCTCATAGACAACCCGATAGTCTGACTGCACACCATCAAGGTTTTCTTTGGCCCAGCAGAGCCTGTCCCATAAATGTGTGCCGGTAAAGTCAGGGGTCACTGTCATGCAAGGTCTCCAAATGCTGTGTAATTAACAGGTGCATCCTTAGATGCGGTATCAAAATTTCTCAAGTCATCTTTACTTGTAGTAGATTCTCCGTAACGACATGATGTTACGTCATCTGCTGAATGACCTGCATTTGTGCCTTGCCCAACATAATCGTTAGCACTAAATGCATTGGTAAAGTTAATGTGTAAATCACCAGTTCCATTGTCCGATGTGCTGGATACGTTAAACGAACTTTCAGTAACCGTAGCGTTAGCTTCTAAAGTCTCATCTAGGGTCCAAACCTTCGCACTACCATTCACCACATAGTTCGTATCCACCGAACCCGCAGTCGAGTGCGTCAGGGTATCTGCTTTGAGTGTACCGAAGCTAGGCATTATGCAAGGTCTCCTGCGGCGATTGTTGACATAGCCATGTCACCGTATGAAGTGCCGTTAAAACTATAGACAATCCAGTTACCCGATGACGTAGCTGAAAAGACCATGTTCGATCCTACAGTTTGGCCTGTTGTCACAACCGTATTGTTGTCTGACGCAAAATCGTTGGTGTAGTTACATGTTTGCCGCCCAGAGGCTGTGTCTTCAAGTGAAGCAATATTAAAGCTGTCGCGTATGGTAGTTCCGGAACCGTTTGTTTCCGCCCACGCCTTTACCAGCCCTTGCTGCAAGTTAGTGGTCGTGGAGTTGCCTTCACCCGTGACTGCAATAGAACCCGCAGTGCTAGTACCGGTCAGCGTGTTTACAAGAATGGTGCTCATGCTAGATCCCCGTGTGCTGTCACCATTTTAATTCTGTCCTGTGCAATAGTCCCGTCGTTTCCGTTATCGTTAGCCTGATAAGCAACAGCCATTTCTATGGCACTTGTCGTTCTTGTTTGAATAGAAAAAAATCTAATATACCCGCCTATAGACCCATCCGTCTGGCCCACAGCCGAATAGTTTGCTGAACCCATATTTGACGTTAAGTTAGCCCCGCCGTCCCCTGTGCCATCGTCGTCAAAGCTGCTTACGTTAAAGCTGTCATTAATAGTCGTACCCGCAGCGTTTACATCAAGCCAAACCTTTGCAGCATGTTGTTTCGTCAACGTAGCCGCACCGCCGCTAGTCGATTGGATGGTATCTGCTTTTAACGTACTCATAGCGTCACCAATGTCCCGCCGCTTTCAACAGTCAGGGTCACGCCACTGTCTACAGTGAACGGCCCGGTCACGTTTGCGTTCTCGGTTGCAAGAATGGTTGTGTCGGCAGTCAGGTTCTGTGCGTTAGTGCGGAACAGGCCACCACCCTTGAAGTTACCTTTGTTCTGATCCGGCGGTGTTACAGACGACGCTGCAACGCCCATGTAGATTACGAAGATGTTGCCGGTGCCGCTAGACGGCGCTGCGGTAAACGTCAGAGTCGTGCCGTCTGGCACGGTAAACGCATCCACACTTTCTTGGACAACCCCGTCCACAGATACAATAATATCTTCCTGCGTTACCGCTTGGTTTAGCGTGAAGGTCGTAGTCGAGCCATCACCATTAAACTCTTGCGTGGCAGTGCGCGCCTGAAACTGTGACGCTATGGGGTTACCAATAAACGGCATCAGGTGATCTCCATAATACTCAAGGTCGCGTCGATCTTGGCAGCGACACTACAGTCGATCTTGAGAACATCTGTAGTCTGCAACACAACTTTGTTGCCAGCAAGCAGTTCGACGGAAGATCCAGCCGGGATCGGAATGTCCTTGACCAGTAGAACCGTTTCGTTTGTTTCTGTATCCGAGGTATCGGATACAAGCTGTACGTCAGCGGTTACCTGACTGGTATGTATGTTACACAGCATAAGACCCAAGACGACTGATGTAGTCGAGCCAGGGACAGTATAAAGCGTAAGCGGCGTACCTGCTGCTGTTGGCATCGCCGCATTCGTTTTGACTTTGAATGTGTTTGCCATCTTTTATCCTAACGCAATAGCAAGAGCCGTTGCTTCTGTTGTATTACCCGCCATCGTAGCGGTGTAATCCGTTACTGCTGCGGCAAGACCCCCACCATCACAATGGATGATGCGGGATTCTCCGTTGGAAACCGTTACATTGCCGCCAGTTCCTTGGCTGAATATAACAGATTGCCCAGAATTGTTGGTAATAAAGTAAATCTTCTCCGCGTCATTTGGAGAGATGGTGATCGTGTGCTCTCCAGAAGGCGAACCGCCACACAGAATCATACGGTTCATGCCGTCGGTTACTGTGCCCTCAGAAGTGGTCAGAGTAGATGAAGTGCCGCTCAAGCTAAGAGTCACAACACCATTAAGTGCTGTGTCAATAATATCGAAATTAGTGTTAGTGGTATCGCCCCAAGTGCCGGACTGTTCGCCGGTTGCGGGTTTTTCAATGCCTGTGCGTGACGTATAACTACTAGCCATTTACGCTACTTCTTTCCAATCTGCTGGTGTGCTGGACGATGTCTCACTCCAGCTAGGCGATGAACTCGGAGACTGCTCCTGCCAATTTTGCCCCGCTCCAGACGACACTTCACCCCACGCTGCTGCTTGATCGGGACTTACACCTTGCCAAGGTGCCACCTGATCCGGCACCACCTGACCCCACACGAAGACAATACCAGTAGAACCGGTCGCTGACAATCCTGTCAGCCCCTGCATTATATCATCTACAATTACAGTGCCAAGGGCAGTCGAAATGCTCTGACCTGCCGCCAGGGCAGTGACTCCCGGTATTCCAAGCGCCGTGCCAAGTTCAGCCGTAGCAGTGACTGCGGTTACTGCGAAGGCAACATCGGTTATGATCGTTTCGTCACCAGCAGATGCAGTGGCAGAAACACCCGTAACGGCGAAGGCAACATCGGTTATGATCGTTTCGTTGCCTAGAGTTCCCGTTCCCTCAACACCGGTGACTGCAACAACAGACGTTCCTGTAGTGGTTACAGTTCCTACGGCTCCTGTGGCAGAAACATCGTCTTCAAACACACGGACGCTGATCGAAACGCTTTCTTCACCAACGCCTGTGTTCGCATCGACGCCCTGTACCGAGAAGAGGGCTGTACCAGTTAGCGTTGGTGCGCCGACTGCCCCGGTTGCAGAGACGCTGCCTATTACAAGGTGGAACTCTGGAGTGCCTATCGCGCCCGTAGCAGATACACCGCTAACTACAAGGTGGAACTCTGGATCCCCAACAGCGCCTGTAGCAGAAACGCCTGTAACATCTACCCCCGCACCTGCGGAGGTGGTTACACTACCTAGCTGTGCGGCAAGCACTGCACCTGTGACGGCAATCGACACATCGGTAACAACAGTCTCGCTACCAACAGCACCTGTAGCAGATACACCAGTTGCAGAGGTGGAGGAGGTGCCAGTGAGCGTTACGCTTCCAACGGCACCTGTGCTGCTTACGCCTGTAGCAGCGACATTTGCACCGCCGCTAACCTGTTCTTCACCAAAGTTAACGTCGGCGCTAAGACCTTCTTCGACAACTTTTGCACCGCCAGCGGCAAGCGCATCGCCTACCGCGCCAGTTCCCGCAACACCTGTGGCGGATACGGTTATGCCGCCCGTGGCGATAACTGTTACAGAGCCGAGCGTTCCTGTGGCCGCGTCTCCTGTAGCCGCAATGGCTGCTGTACCTGTTGTGCGTCCGGGGAAATTACGAAGACC